GTTCTGGATGGCGGACCAACAGATGCCGGGGAGGCTTTGGCTTTCGGAGGATCTGCGGAAGGTTGTGGAGGATGCCGAGACCGATAACGTCACCCGGATTCGGCAGGTTGTCATCACCTACGCCGAGGTGATCCGCCGGGCCAAGGAGATCCAGGAGATCCAGAACCCGGCTGAGGCGGCACACGCCATGAACGTGCTGGCGTTGGAGGCTGGATACCGTGACGCTGGGGCGCTGGAGCGGTTGCTGATCGCCCAGATGCAGTTCGAGCAGCAGGACGATGAGATGGCGCTAAACCGGCTGCTTGAGAAGGATCTGAAGTTTGAGTACCTGATCCCGGATCTGCTGCCTTGCCCAGGCACCGTGATGATCCATGGCGCTGGTGGTGACGGCAAGTCGATGTCGGCTTGGACGCTTGCCAAGCATGTGGCGCGGGGGATCCCGTTCTCGGTGAGGGGGGATCTGGTCCCAGTAGAAGCCGGGCCGGTGTTGATCCTGAATGGCGATCAAAGCGAGGTGCAGGTTCAGCAGCAGCTGCGGGATCTGGAGTTCCAGTCGTCGGATCCGGTGACGGTGGTGATGGGGTGGGACCTGAACTGGTACTACCGCTTCACCAAGCTGATCGAGAAGCACCGCCCCAAGCTGGTGATCATTGACTCGATCACCGGCTGCAGCAGGGGTTCGGCGTTCGATGAGAACAAGAAGGAGTTTGCGAGCCCGATCTACTGGCTGGCCAACAACAACGGGCGGACCTTCCCGGCTTGCACGATCCTGCTGATCCACCACGCCAACAAGACCGGGGGGTTCCGGGGCTCTACGGCCATCAGGGACGCCGTGGACGAGGTGTGGGGACTTAGGCGGCCCGACAAGAAACAGGTGGAGCAGACCGGCTACAACGCCCGCCTGATCACCGTGGAGAAGTCCAGGGCCGGCAGGGACGGTTCCAAGCTGCTGATGAAGCTGGAGAGCGACCTGACGTTCTCGCTGGCGGACTACGTGGAGCTGGACACGGAGAGTGCTGGACCGGCTTCCATCGTGGATCGGGTGCTCCAGCGCTTGAGGGCTGCGTACCCCCGCGCTCTGAGCCGCGCTGACCTGGCTGCAGATCCCCTTTGCGGTGGCAGCGTGACAGCTATCCGCAAGTCGCTCCAAAGGCTTGTGTCACGGGGTCTCGTGGAGGTTGCCGGGACTGCTCCAGGTAAGGGTGGGGCGGCCAGTCTGTTCCAAGCTGTTTCTTCCTCGCGTGATATGTGTGTGAATATGTGTCCCACCTTGGAAAAACCCAGTCAGGGACTGGAAAGTCAGGTGGGACAAGGTGGGACAGGCAAAAAGGGTGTCCCACCTTCGGCGGACGAGGGTGGGACAAGCTGGGACACCCCTACTACCTGTCCCACCTCAGATTCCAGTGATACCAAGGGATCTGCCCAGGTGGGACAGGTTTTGGAGGTATCCCCAAGGGAGGAACGCACACCGGAAGAGCTGGATCGGCTGATGCAGGAAGCCGCACGCATGTGGGAGTGAGGTTGATGTTCAGCCCCCCTAACTTTTTTCTATGGCCGGTGCGTATTGCTGCCTGGCTGCTCTGGAGGGATCCCGTGGCAAAACCGCAACCGCCCCAGCCGAAGCGCCCCAGGAAGCCCACACTGGGCTACACCGTCGGCGACATCCCCTACGAGCTGCTGGCGGTGGTGCGCGTCGCTTGGTACCGCAAGGGCATGGCGGACGAGGTCGAGGAGTACCAGATCGAAGAATCCGACGACGCTTCGGACCAGTTCCGCTACATCGTTGGGACGGCGCTGCGGCAGGGCGCTGACGTCTGTGTGCTGACCTCGTACCAGCCAGAGGCGCTGGGCGTGCCAACATAAGTACGTTCCCGCTCTGCCTCATTTGAGGCATCGGGCCGCTAGAGCCCAAGCCTCTGTCCGGTCCTCGAGGCCGGTCACGCTTGGGCCATCGAGAGCGAAGCCAAAGGGAAAGGCACGCGGACAACGCGCTCAGTAGCTGGTTCGAGTCCAGCCGCTCTCTTCAATAGGGTGGCCGGTTTTTCCGTCCACGCTTGCGATTGTGAACAAATACGGCAGCCCGGCTCGCAGCTGGGCTGTTTTTGTGTCACACTAAGAGCACGCCCGGACAGCCGGGCGCCTCTGTTACTGAATTACAAATGGACAGACTGCACACAAAGTTCGAGAACACCAAGCTCAGCCCGTGGTGTTTCGCCGTCAACTGGGGCATCATCACGCTCCAGCAGAAGATCACCGAGATGGAAAAGCTGGGCCTTAACCCGACCTACGATCTGCGCCAGCTGGAGCAGCTGCAGGACCTGGAGCGTTTTTTGCAGACCAGCTGGGAGACGTGGATGTCTCGCATGGAGACTGGTGAGACTGCACAGGAGGTCAAGTGACGGTACTCAGTATTGAGGAGTTGCGTTTTGAGGGCGATCACCTTGTTGTCGATGCCGTTGTTGATGACGCTGTTGTGGTCGTCTCGCAGACTCCGTACAACCCGCCCGAGTGGGGGCCTGCCTTGTGCCGAGGCTCCATGTACTTTTCTGAGGAGGACTTGATCCCGGCTACTGATGCCGAACTACGAGCCATGCTCACGGAGCGAGTGGATGACTGGGCACCAATCGACACGTCTGATTGGGACGTCTGAAGCTCGTGACCTGCGTAACCAGGACGACTACGACGACTGGGAAGTTGGCCTAGAGCCCATACCGGGGGATACGTGCTGGGTGAGGGTAAAAACTCTTACCCAGCTTTACCGCCACCTGATTTACGTGTTCGCCACAAGCGACACGATCTCGTCTACTACACTGGCGAAGCTGGCGATCCACGAGATTCTCAAGTTGAGACTCACGGATCTCACCCGGTTACGTCAACAGGATCCAAAATTTTTCGCATGACTGAAACCGCAATGGTGCCGTTCTACCGTTCCTATCTGCTGAACGGTAAAACTATTTACCTCGATAAGATTTCGGAGTTGTCGGATTCTGAGCTGAACATGCTCAACATCGAAACGCTGGCAGCGCTAAATGAAGCGCGGCATGAGTACGACGCCTTGGACAACAAGAGCACCGAGGAAGCTGGCCCGATCTTCCGCAAGTTGAAGATCGCTGGTTACTTCCAGGCTGCAATCAAGCTTGAGCTGGAGCAGAACTAGATCTACACACTTCTTCCCATGACTGACATCCTCGACCCCGATTACGAAAGCGACCTCACCGAAAAGGAGCACAATCAGCTAGTGCTGATGAGTGAGCACGCCATTTTGCTGCCTCTCTCACCCGCTGCGAAATCAGTTTTAATTGCCGAAGCAAAGTCACGTTGCTTACGCGAAAATCGCGGTTGTTATTCAGACGACGATGATTGGAATGGATGTTGGGTCTGTGTTCACCGCCGTGGCCTTGCCGCCGCCCTGCGTGCTGCTGTAGCCCATACGCAAGAACATCATGGGCACGGTGTATGGAAGTGCGATGCTGATGAACTCCTCAGCATCGCCGCCGAACTCGAAGCCCAGTAGTCCGATCAAATAGTGTGCCCGCTGGGCAAGGCTCACGCACCTTGCCCTTTCCGCTGGCGGGCGCAGCGGTTACGCGATGGCCCAGAAAAGGGTCAACGCCAAAAATTGTATCTCAACACCGATGCCATTTGAGGCTCCAGTTCTTCCGACTTGTCCGGCGTGCCAGCAGCCTGGGATTCGTGTCCGCGAGTCACGTCCCAATGCGCATGGCACGCGCCGCCGCAAAGCCTGCGACCACTGCGGGCACCGCTTCACCACCTACGAGGTTTCGGCGGAGTTCTACCGCCAAGCCGAGGACAACATAAAAAAGATTATGTTGTTGCGCCAGACGCTTGGTGCCCCAATGGGTGAGCATGCTGTGCAGGGGCAAAACCCTTGCGGCAACTGCGTTTTCAACGTCCAAGATGGGCAAGCATGTGCGTACGGTCTGCCGGAGTACGACTCGGTAGAAGCGGCGGACTGCAACTACTTCACAGCCGGTTGACATAACCGGCGTCTTCCCTACTACACTGCACTCGTTCCAACCCCTGAACATGCACATCCTTTCTGACCTTCAATTTGCTGCGCTCCAGCAGAATCTGGACGCCGTGGCTGAACTGCTCAAGACGTGCCAGCACGTAGAGCTGGATCTGACCAAGCCCAAGCAGACTGTGCCTCTGCCCACTGGTGAGCGGGTTGTACGTACAACTGCCGTACAAAATCCGCAGTCTCAAAGTAAGACCCGTAAGTCCCGCCGCAAGGGACGGCGCGGGGTGTCCGTGCTGACGGAACCCAAGGTGCTGGAGATCAAGCGCCAGTTGGCTGCCGGCGGTAAGTCGGTGGGCAAGATTGCTCAGGAGTTTGGCGTGCATCCCACCACGATCAACTGCATCAAGTTCGGCAAGACCTGGAAGCACGTACAGCTCCAGCAGCAACAGGAAGTTGTGGTGACCGCCTGATGCCGATTTTGTGTGATCATGAGATCCACAATCTTGCTGTGCGGCGGCTCTTGGTGGAGCCGTTCCACAGTGAGATGGTGAATCCAGCGAGTCTTGATGTGAGACTCGGCGAGAACCTGTTGGTTGAGCACGAGGAGGTTGCGGCGTTACAGCCGTTCTCGATTGCTGGGGCAACGAAGGAGAAACCGTTCCTGCTCTATCCGCAGCAGTTCGTGCTGGCGGAGACGTTCGAGGAGTTCCGGTTCCCGGATTGCGTTGCTGGGCAGCTGGCGCTCAAGTCCAGCCGTGCCAGGGAAGGGCTTGAGCATCTTCTGGCTGGGTACATCGACCCCGGGTACTGTGGGAGACTAACGCTGGAGCTGCAGAATGCGCGGATGATGCACCCGGTTTCGCTGTGGCCTGGGATGCGGATTGCGCAGATTGTGTTCCACAAGATGTCCATGCTTCCTGGTAAGGACTACTCCCAAACTGGGAGGTACCAAGGTGACACTGCTGTTCAGGGATCTAAAGGATGAGCGACAACGTTAATCACCCCAGTCATTACACGGCTGGGAAGCTTGAGGTTATCAACATCATTGAGGATTGTGTTAAGCACGCTCCAGATGCTGTGGTTGGTGGGCTGCAGTGGCAGGTCATTAAGTACGTCAGCCGGGCGTGGCTTAAGAACGATGCTTACGAGGATTTCTGTAAGGCTCGGTGGTATCTCAACCGGCTTATCGACAAACTTGCTGCGCAACCTTATCAGGACAAATGATCAAAACCGTCAGTTTGGTGCATTGCACCCCGGACGCTGAAAAGTTGATTGTGGAGATGGCGCGAGTCAGTAATCCGCAGAACCAGCAGAACTGGGACACGGGGCCGAAACTGCTGAAGTACTTGATTAAGCACAAGCATTGGAGTCCGTTTGAGATGGCTTCGATGTGCGTGAAAATTGAGACGGAGCGGGATATTGCGGCGCAGATTTTGCGGCATCGCAGTTTTTCGTTCCAGGAGTTTAGTCAGCGGTATGCGAAGACGAGTCCTGCGGAGTGTCCGTACCAGCGGCTGCAGGACAAGAAGAATCGGCAGAACAGTCGGGATGAGTTGGATGAGGAGATGCAGTCGTTTTGGGCGGATAAGAGTGCGCGGGTGATTACGCAGGCGTACCAGTTGTACGAGGAGATGTTGGGGGAGGGGATTGCAAAGGAGAC